TGCGGGCATCGTATAATGGCTATTACCTCAGCCTTCCAAGCTGATGATGCGGGTTCGATTCCCGCTGCCCGCTCCAGTTTAAGCTTTTCGGTCTGCGATGATGGGGTCCCCGGAGTGACTGAAAAGCGACCTAGTTTTGAATGGGCGCTGCTTTTTGCAAAATTGCTGTGTGAAAATGCTGACCTTTGGGTTCAGCGCTCATCCAAAAGCATCTCGTTAAAATCCAGTTAACCTCGGGTGGTTTGTTGGGTGAGGTGCCTCAAATTCAAATAGCCTCGCTTCGGCGAGGTTTTTTCATTTGTAAGACAACCATCAGGAAGCAATGGCTTAATCTCATTGACTGCAGGAATAAGTTCGGCGTAATTTATTTCTGTGGTGAATCCTTTCTAAGCGAAAGGGCGTTCCAGCCAACTGCTATCTGCAGGTATGCGCGCGACTTTGCTGGCTGGAGTAGAGTCACCGGGAGGCACCCGGCACCATGACAACTACAATACAAGTTTCAAATTCCTTGAGAGCCTGCCATTAAACGCAGGCCTTTTTTTATGGTTTTGCAAACTGCTGCTACGCTTTGAGTTGTGGGAAGTAACTGAATGCCCGGTGGTTCTCCTGGACCGATAGTGAATCAGCCGATACAGCTTCACCTCTGAGCATAAGTCTTACTCACACCTACCTTACAAATAGTCAACTCATTAGCCCGCTATCAAAAGCGGGCTTTTTTTATTTCAGGCTCCGGGAACCATCATCGACATGACTGCTTGTTAAATCGTCCCGAGGGCCTGACCCATTACACACAGCTCCCGCCAATACGCGAGGAGATAGAGATGATCCGATATATGCCTGACAAAATCGCATCCGCAGTCTCGTATTGCGTGTCTGGCAGTCTTATTTGTGGAGGCGGCATTTTGCAATGGTTGCACGACCTCGACTGGAACAAGGTTGCAGTGATTGGCGGTTTTCTTATCGGTATAGCCACTTACCTTACCAACCTCTACTTCAAAAGACGCCAGACCAAGGCATACGAGAAGGCCCTGAAGAAGGGTTACATCACCGCACCACCACAGGATAATTAACATGGCATCGACAAGAGCAAAACTCAGCGCCGCCATGCTATCCCTGATAGCCGCTGGAGCATCAGCGCCAGTGCTGTTTGACCAGTTCATTAGTGAGAAGGAAGGCAATGCTCTCGTGGCCGTCATGGATCCTGGTGGAGTCTGGTCGCTATGCCATGGCGTTACAGTTATTGACGGTAAACGTGTAGTGAAGGGTATGACCGCCACCGAGGCGCAATGCAATAAAGTGAACGCGATTGAGCGTGACAAAGCGCTTGCCTGGGTCGATAGGAATATCAAGGTCCCACTGACAGCACCGCAAAAGGTAGGCATTGCATCCTTCTGCCCCTACAACATAGGCCCCGGAAAATGCTATCCATCCACCTTTTACCAGCGAATCAACGCCGGTGACCGTAAAGGGGCCTGTGAAGCAATCCGCTGGTGGATTAAAGACGGCGGACGCGATTGTCGCCTGACCAAAGGCCAGAAAAATGGCTGTTACGGTCAGGTTGAGCGTCGTGATCAGGAAAGTGCGCTGGCGTGCTGGGGGATAGATCAGTGAGCCGCCTTACCGCCATCATCACCGCGGTTGTGGCGTGCCTGATTGTCTGTCTTGGCTGGCTGGCCATGCATTACCACGACGCCGCCAGTAAGCAGCTGGCGCGAGCGGAAACCGCAGAGCAGCAGATTAACGCCGCTGAAACCGTGACCTCTAACGTCCTGGCCACCATGACCATCTTTAACACCATCTCCGAGGCCAATCAGCATGCAAAAGAGCAGATCGCACTGGACGCATCGGGAGCCTCGGCAGATATCAAGGTTGCTGTTGCGAACGATGATTGTGCTCGCCGTCCTGTTCCTGATGGCGCAGTTAAGCGGCTGCAGCAATACGCGGACGGTTTACGTCAAGGTGCCGGTGGTGCCGCTCCCGGTAAACCTGACGGCTGACACCCCGCAACCGAAAATCCCTGACAACCTGACGTGGGGCCAGAGCCTGGATTTAAACGTCAGTCTGCTATCAGCTCTTGGGCAGTGCAACCGGGATAAGGCCGATATCAGGAAAGCTGTAAAGAAACAAGCGGGCCAATAAGCCCGCACTTATGGAGGATTCAAAATGTTACAGAACCCACCACCTGATCGAATCTGTGGGTATGGTTGCAGCCTCGACATTCTGGATTATACCCAACTCGGTGGCCCTTCCCGGATCAATGATGGTTGCAGAAGTGATCAAATTAGCCCAGTCAATTTGCTCATCTGGGGCTACAGCGAGAGCCTCGATATTCATTACCTGCACAAATCTTTGCAAGTCGTCATCCAGACATGCCGCCCATTCCCTAAGCCTGAGGTGATCTGCTTGTGGGGCGGCAAATCCCCAATGTAAAGGATGTAGTAAAAATCGTGAGAGAGGGTTAGCAAATCGCTCAGCTCCAGCCATGAAAATAACATTTGCTATAGATTCCACGTTACTAAGGTTATGTGTCTTCACCTTTACAGGAAGAGATTTAAGAAAGTTGTATGCGGTAAAACCTGCAACGGTATCTCCACCTTTACTAGAGATGTAAATCCTGATCTCAGAGGCTGGTTGGTTAGGGCTTGATATCGCTTTGAGGCAAACATCCATAAGGCTGGATACAGAAGCGACGGTCACATCTGTCATGAAGTGTACGGTATGGATCATTTCAGTTTCCCAGAGATAAGCCGCAATTGGCATTTTCATAATGCACATAAAGTGAAAGGTTTTCTGCGTAAAGCCGGATGAAATAATTTCATGAAGTAAGGCATTACAGAGCCACTTCAAGAGGTGGCTCGATAATGTCAAGGCGAGGACAAAATTATGGCAAAACCGGACTGGGAGGCCATCGAATCGGCATACCGGGCCGGAGTCCTTAGTCTCCGTGATATAGGCGATAAATACGGCGTTACTGAAGGGGCTATCAGGAAGAGGGCTAAAAAGTTTGATTGGGTACGCAATAGCGGTACGCAGGTACGCAAAAATGGTACGCAAAGTGGTACGCAAAAGAGTAAGGCGCGTACCAGCGAAAAGCCTGCCAGCGCTGGCCGTACGCAAAAAAGTACGCAACCAAAAGCCGAACATCCACCAGAAACGAAACCGATACGCGGAGTGCGTACCAATCCTCCAACCAATCCATTTCAGACCGGTAATCAGCACGCCCTGAAGCATGGCGGCTATGGTCGTCGAATGTTGCTTTCTGATGCTACTACTGAAGATGCTCAGATGCTTACACTCGACGATGAGCTTTTCTGGTTGCGTGCGGCGAACCTTACCGCTGCTGAAAATATTGGCCGCTGGCAGACTGAGCTTGAAATAGCTGATGGCGATACCGCCAATAATCTTCACGAGCTAATTTCATCTGCGCAAAAAGCCATGCACCGTAACACGGCCCGCATTGAGTCGCTGGAATTCACAAAGGCATCTATAGAGCATCGGCTCGCCTCCACTGACAAAGTGTCTCTGGAAGCGGATCGCCTTCGTCGTGATGCTGGCGTTGATGACGGTAATGGAGATCGTGACCTTAATGACTTCTACTCTGACATCCAAACCGACCCTGAATCCGGCTCTAAGGAACTTCTGGACGACACAGGCTCGAAATAAAGTACTTTTTGGTGGGCGCTCATCGTCAAAGTCATGGGATGCTGCTGGGTTTGCTGTCTTTCTGGCAAATAAATACAACCTGCGTTTCTGTTGCGCACGTCAAATTCAGAACAAAATCGAAGAGTCGGTTTATACCCTGCTCAAAATACAGATTGAACGGTTTGGGCTGCGGCATCGCTTCCGAATTCTGAATAATAAAATTATCAACCGGGTCACTGGCTCAGAATTCGTGTTTTACGGTTTATGGCGCAATATCGAAGAAATTAAATCCCTGGAAGGTATCAGTGTTTTGTGGCTTGAAGAAGCCCATGCACTAACGGAATACCAGTGGAAGATACTGGAACCAACCATTCGTAAAAGCGGATCTGAATGCTGGTTTATTTTTAACCCTGGTCTGGTGACTGACTTTGTATGGCGTAATTTCGTTGTTGATCCACCAGAAGATACGTTGGTGCGAAAAATCAATTACGACGAAAACCCATTCCTCTCAGACACCATGCTTAAGGTTATCTCGGCTGCAAAGCGTCGTGATCCGGAGGGGTTTGATCACGTTTATATGGGGGTTCCCGAATCTGATGATGACGCGGCAATTATTAAACTTTCGTGGATTGAGGCTGCAATAGATGCCCATAAGGTGCTTGGTTTTGAGCCAAACGGACGAAAGCGAATAGGCTTCGACGTTGCCGATAGCGGTGCGGATAAGTGCTCCAATGTTTATCGTCATGGCTCCGTTGTGTATTGGGCTGATGAATGGAAGGCAAAAGAAGACGAGCTTCTTAAAAGCTGCCAGCGGGCATATCAGGCAGCCACAGAGAGAAGTGCTGATATCGTTTATGACTCCATTGGTGTTGGCGCTTCTGCTGGTGCTAAATTCTCGGAAATTAACGAAGACAGACGACGTGAAAATCCTTATTCACGACCAGTTAATTATCAACGCTTCAATGCTGGCGCTGGTGTGAACGAGCCAGATTCTGAATATAACGGCATTCCGAATAAAGACTTCTTTGCCAATCTGAAAGCCCAGGCATGGTGGCTGGTAGCTGATCGCTTTCGTAATACGTTCAACGCGGTGAAAAATGGAGAGGAATATCCTGTTGATGAGTTGATAAGTATCGATTCATCGTGCCCGCACCTGGAGAAACTAAAGCTTGAGCTGACGACCCCGCACCGAGACTTTGATCGTAACGGTAGGGTTATGGTTGAAAGCAAGAAAGATTTGGCTAAGCGCGATATCCCCTCACCTAACATTGCCGACGCTTTCATAATGGCGTTCGCGCCGACCGATACAACAATGGATATTTGGGAATTGCTCGGGAGGCAAGCCTGATGGCACGAAACAAGCAAGCCTCTCAGCGAACGGCGCAGGCCACCGCTGATGGCTATGAAAACTTTGTCGCCCGCGTGGGGATGCAGACGCCTAACCAGCACTCAGCATCGACCTACCGGGCGAACTTCACCAGCCGCAACCGCATGCTGGTGGAATGGTCATATCGCGGTTCGTGGGTTATCGGCGAAGCGGTAGACGCTATCCCGGACGATATGACCCGCAAAGGCATTCGCATCACCTCGGAGATTGACGCCAAAGACCGTGGCACCCTCGAAGCGCAGCTGGATGAGTTGCAGATCTGGGATGCGCTGAACGACGTGCTGAAATGGTCGCGTCTCTACGGCGGCGCGGTTGGCTTCATCATGATTGAGGGGCAGGCACCAATGACCCCGCTGCGGCTCGAAACCATTGGAGAAGGCAAGTTTAAGGGCATTCTCCCGCTCGACCGCTGGATGATTAACCCGGTGCTGACCCGCCGCATTAAAGATATGGGGCCAGATCTCGGCAAACCTGAGTTTTACGACGTAGTGACCACTGCAACGGGCATCCCGGCCTGGCGCATCCATCACAGCCGCCTGATTCGCTTCGACGGGGTGACGCTGCCATTCCAGCAGAAGATGACCGAAAACGAATGGGGAATGTCGGTTGTAGAGCGTATCTGGGATCGGCTTACTGCGTTCGACAGCGCCACTGTCGGCGCGGCGCAGCTGGTCTACAAAGCGCATCTGCGTACCTACAGCGTGGAGAAGCTGCGCGAGCTTATCGCGCTTGGCGGCCCGGCGTTCGAGGCGCTGCTAAAGAACATCGACCTGATCCGCCAGTTCCAGAGCAATGAAGGTATGACGCTCATGGACTCGCGGGATAAGTTCGAAACCCACCAGTACAGCTTCAGCGGTCTGGATGACATTCTTTCGCAGTTCGCTGAGCAGATCAGCGGTGCCGTTGGTATCCCGCTGGTACGCCTGTTCGGTCAATCCCCGAAAGGCTTCTCTACTGGTGATGCAGACCTCGCCAACTATTACGACCGGGTGAGTTCATTGCAGGAGCGCCGCTTACGGCTGCCGATGCGCCGGATACTGGACATTATGCACCGCTCGGAACTCGGTAAGCCGCTGCCGGACGATTTCACGTTTGAGTTTAACCCGCTATGGCAAATGTCTGACGTTGACCGCTCAACGGTGGCCGTAAACACCACCACCGCGATCAGCACCGCGCTGGGCGACGGATTGATGACGCGTAAGGCGGCAATGACCGACCTGCGCGAAAACTCTGACGTCACCGGTATCGGGGCATCCATTACCGACAAGGACATAGAGAATGCCGAAGACGAAGCGCCGCCAGGCATCGGCGAACTTGGCGACAAACCGCCAGAGCCGACAGGCGGAGATCCGATATCGAACGAGCCTACGGCAGATAGCGCGGGCGGTCGGGGATATAGTAAATGGGCGCTACGATGGTTCAAACGATAGCGTCACCGAAATCATGGATGCGCTGGAGCGCTACAGCGAAATCATCACTCCCTGGGCGACGAAGGTTGCTGAGAACTTTACCGCCGACATTGCGCGCCAGAATGAAAAGCAGTGGCGTCAGCACAGCCGAAACATCAGCGCAGAGCTGCGCAACATGGTTGACCGCGCCCCGGTAGGCCAGGTGATGAAATCCATCGTCGCCGAGCAAATTAAGTACATCAAATCGCTACCTCTTGAGGCCGCCGATCGGGTGTATGACATTCAGAACAAAGCCATCGAGGCCGTTGTGACTGGTGGCCGCGCTGAGCCATTCGCGAAAGAGATAGCTGCGTCCGGTGACGTGTCACGCTCACGAGCGAACCTTATCGCACGTACCGAGCTTGGACGCGCAACCGGCGCGCTGGATCAGGCGCGTGCGCTGTCAATCGGATCGAATGGTTATATCTGGCGTACAGCCGAAGATGGCGACGTCAGACATTCTCATCGGGAGATGGAGGGTAAGTTTGTCGAATGGGGCCGACCTCCAACTCTTGACGGTATGACCGGTCATGCTGGCGAGCTCCCGAACTGTCGCTGTTACAAAGAGATCGTCTTCCCCAACCCTCATTCTTATCTCGCCTGAATCGCAGGTAAACCATGAAATATTTTTTCAATACCCGGCTGGGGGAAACCCGCTATCAGCTGGCTGACGGCTCTCTGTTGTGCAAAGACGTGCCGATAGGTCGAACGGGTAAGCAGCTCTACGGCGCTGCCGATCTGCCAAACCTCAAACCCGACAAGCTCGATGAGATAGTCGTAACGCGTTCTCCTGAGCAGGTATTCCATCCGGCCACGCTCGCCTCATTCGAAGGGATGAGCATCACGATCCTGCATCCTGAAGATGAAAACGGGAATGTGCGGCTGGTAAATCCCGAGAACTGGAAAGAGCTTGCTGTCGGGCATCTCCAGAACGTTCGGCGCGGGACTGGGGACCAGTCTGATTTGATGCTGGCTGACCTTATCGTCAAAGACGAAAGCGCCATTCAGCTTATCGAAGATGGCCTGCGCGAAGTGTCGTGTGGCTATGACGCGGAGTACGAGCAGACCGAGCCAGGTAAAGCCGAGCAGGTCGATATTACCGGAAACCATGTGGCTCTTGTCCCTAAAGGCAGAGCCGGAAATCGTTGTGCAATTGGAGACAGAGACACAATGGCAAATCAAAAGAAAAGCTGGTGGACCCGCATGCGCACGGCCATCAAAACGGGTGACGCTGACACCATGAACGAACTGCTGGACTCTGCGCCAGCGGCTGTAACGGGTGATGAAGGGGATCTGCCGAGCGGCGTTAACCTCAACATTAACCTTTCACCGCAGCAACCATTACCGGACCAAAAGCCGGAAATGGGCGGAGAGCCAACCGGCGACGGCGAGGACGATATCAAAACCTTGCTCAAAGCCCTGCTGGCTAAGCTGGAAGGAAATGCGACGTGCGATAACGACAATAAGCCTGATGAAAAAGACAAAAAAGATCCGACCTGCGACGGCGAGGACGACGAAGAGGAAACCACGATTACCGGTGACTCTGCCTATCGTGCCGAAGTTATCGTCCCGGGTATCGATCTGAGCCGCAAGGTGAAACCGACCGCTTTCAAACGTGATGTGCTGGCCGCCGCTGACAAAACACTGGTTCGCCAGGTTGTCGGTGATGCGGATATTCGCAAATTGCCCAAGCAATCGGTAGATATGGCCTTTAACGCCGTATCAGAGATTGCCAAAGGGCGAAACACCCGCAGCACCACAGGCGATGCACAACGTCCAAATATGGGCATGACCAGCATCGCTTCCCTGAACAAACAAAACGCCGACTTCTGGTCTAACCGCAAAGGATAATCCAATGACTGCATATCTGTACCGGATGCCTGTTGGCATTGCCGGGGCTATCTCTCGCCCGCAGGACTTAACCGTCGAACCGGTGATCCTTAAATCCGCTAACGCCTTCGCTGCCTATGGTCTGGCTGGCAAATACGACGCTGACGGCTTTTTCGTGCCGCTGGCGGACGGTGACACCGCCGACAAGGTGAAGGGGATCTACGTTCGTCCGTATCCGACCACATCGCAGCCAGACATGGTTCGCCAGGTGGGGACGGATAAGAATTTCCCGGGCGACGCCATGAAGCGTGGCTACATGACCGTTAACCTCGGATCTGGATTCGATGCCAGTACCATCAAAAAAGGCGCGCCTGTCTACGTGGTTGTTTCGCTCGATTCAACCATTGACGTGCCGCTGGGCGGCTTCATGTCCACGTCCGTCAGTGGCAAAAACGTGGCGCTGACCAACGCCGAATTCACAGGGGCCGGTGACGCTAACGGCAATGCAGAAATCTCCTGGAAGATTTAAGGAACAGACGAATGATTACTTTTGATCAGGCAACCGTTAATAGCTCTGGTGCCTTTCTCATCGGGGAGCTGGAGCGACTCGACCCGTCGCTGAACCTGCCGCTGGTGGGTTATACCTGGACCCGCGACATTCAACTGCGTGAAGACGTTTCTATCGCAGATGACATTTCCAGCTGGACTAACACCAGCTTTGGCGCTGCAGGTACTGGCGCAAATCCGAACGGTAAAAACTGGGTAGGCAAAGACTCCACCGCTATTGCTGGCGTGAACGTTGATATCGGCAAAGACGGCAATCCGCTGAACCTCTGGGGCATGGAACTGGGATGGACCGTTGTAGAGCTGGCAGCAGCTCAGCAGGTAGGCCGCCCGATTGATACTCAGAAGTACGACGGTATGCAGCTCAAATGGCAGATGGACAACGACGAGCAGGTTTACATCGGCGATGATGCGCTCGGCCTGAAAGGGCTGGCAAACCTTGTCGGTGTGACGCTGAACAACGCGCCGAAGACCTGGGCTAACTCCACCAACGACGAGATCCTCGATAGCGTGAACAGCATTCTGTCGAATGCCTGGGCAGCTTCCGGTTATTCCGTCGTGCCTTCTGATCTGCGCATTCCGCCAGAACAGTATTCACTGCTGGCGAGTCGTAAGGTTTCCGAAGCTGGTAACCAGTCACTGCTGACCTATCTGGCCGTGAACACTATCGCTTTCCACCAGAACGGCGTTCCGCTGGAAATCAAAGCGGTCAAATGGCTGAAAGGGCGCGGAGTTGGCGGTAAAGACCGTATGGTCGCCTACACCAACGACAAGAAATACGTGCGCTATCCGCTGGTACCGTTGCAGAGCGTTCCTGTCCAGTATCGCGGTCTGTACCAGATTGCGACCTACTACGGCAAGCTCGGTGCGGTTGAGCCAGTGTACAAAGAAACCCTGTCCTACGTGGACGGTATCTGATAACCAGAACGGCCCCGAAAGGGGCCAGAAGGAAACTGAAAATGGCGAAAGAAAAGCTGGTTACCATCCATGTTCACACTCCGTTTACGCTGACGCTCGGCGATCAGTCAAAACAGGAGTTTGGCCGGGGGCGGCATAACGTACCGGAAGAGGTCGCGTCTCACTGGTTCACCCAGGCGCACTCTGAGCTTTCCGAAAGCGTGATTAGCGACACCGATGATCTGCAACCCATTATCGACAGCCTGCAAGCGCAGATTGCCGACAAAGATAAGCAGATTGTCGATAAAGATCAGCTGATTGCCGATCTGAAAGAAGCGCTGCTCAAGCTGCAAGAGCAGAACGACAGCCTGCAAGCGCAGATTGCTGCCGCCCAGACTGGCGGTAATGGGGCGAAAGATGCCAAAGAATCAAAGCCTGCCAACAGTAAGTGATTTTCGCCGCGACTTCCCGCAGTTTGCTGACCCTGCCAAATATCCCGAAGCGCAAATCCAGTTTCGTCTGAATCTGGCCGATGAGCTGCTGAGTGAAAACGTCACCGGCAAAAAGTTGTTTCCGTATTTTGCCGAGTTGTTCGTTGCACACTACATGACGCTTTGGGCGGCAGATAGCCGGGCGATGCTGGTTGGCGGTCCGGGTGGTTCAACCAATGGTGTGCAGTCCTCAAAATCCGTTGACAAGGTAAGCGTCAGCTATGACACCAGCGCGACGCTAAACCCTGACGCAGGCTTCTGGAATAACACCCGATATGGCGCTGAATTTTATCAGCTGATCACGATGTTCGGTGCGGGCGGTCGCCAGCTATGAGTTTCAAAAGCGGTGTAACAACGAGGGTGGATAACGCTCAGGCCATTCTGGATGCGCTCAGGTCGCTAACCAAAAAGGATGTGCTGGTCGGCATCCCTTCGGAAGACAGCGAGCGTGAAGATGTTCCGTTTGGTAATGCCGGGATCGGTTACGTCAACGAATACGGCTCACCAGCGCAAAACATCCCCCCACGCCCGCACCTGATTCCAGGCGTTAAATCGGTAGAGGAACAGACGGTGCCGCAGCTCAAAGCAGCGACGCAGGCTGCGCTTGATGGAAATGCGGCGGGTGCGGAAAGGGCGCTCAACCGCGCCGGAACGCTGGCCGCTAATGGCGTCAGGCGTTACATGACTATTACCGGCTTTACACCGCTTGCTGATAGCACCGTTGAAGCCCGCGCGCGTCGAGGGCGTAAAGGGGCGAAAGCGGAGCTTGCCCGACGCGCTGCTGGCGAGTCCCCCGGAACCGATCTGGTGAAACCGCTAATCGACACCGGGCAATATCGCAGAGCCATTACCCATGTTGTGAGGGATAAAGATGCCGACTCTTGATGTAACAGACGTGCTTTTTGACCCCGATTTTTGCGACTTTAACCTGTGGGTAACACGTCGCGCGCAAACGGTGGACGAGGACGGGATCGGCAGCGACAGCGAAGTTAAAACGCAGTTTGCAGGGGTTGTTACCGTTGACCGCTCTTTGGAAAACCGCCGCATGCAGGCCGGGCAGGTTATCAGCGGGGCGATTCTTATCGTGACGACTGAGCGACTCACGCAGGGGCAGACTGGCCGTGATGCCGATATTGTGACGTATCAGAACCGTGATTATCGTGTGACGTTCGTCGACCCGTATACCGCTTACGGTGCTGGCTTCGTCCAGGCACATTGCGAACTGTTGCCGTTTGATGGGGGTACTCCCGTTGAGCAATAACACCAGCACAGAGCGCGGCTGGCTGGCACCCACCAGCGGCGACCCGGATTATGACGAAGCGCTCGACAGGCTGCTAAGCCAGTGGATGCGCAACGTTTCCGGCTTGCCTGCTGGGATGGTTCGCCCGCGCTGGCAGAAAGACCAGCCGCCACTACCACCAGTTGAAACGAACTGGTGCGCGTTCGGCGTTACCGGATGGCCAATTGATAACAGTCCTGCATTCACCAGGCAGACCGACGAGGGCGCTCAGCTCTGGCGGCATGAAACGTTCGAGTGCATGGCGTCGTTCTATGGCCCGTCTGGTATGTCTTATGCGTCCCGTTTTCGCGATGGCATATCTGTCCCGCAAAATAACGCTGAGCTGAACGCGCTCGGTTTATCCCTGGGCGACTATACCGGTCTGACCCCTTTCCCCGAACTTATCAACCAGCAATGGGTTCGCCGCTACGACATGACGGTGCGCCTGCGCCGGAAGGTTGTGCGCGAGTACGGCATCAAATCGCTGGTGGAAGCGCCAGTCACCTTTTTTGGAGAATAAACTATGACGCAGGGCTTACCTGTATCCAACGTTGTAAACGTTGATGTGATCATCTCGCCGAAAGCGGCTACTGGTCGTAATTTCGGCGCGCTGCTGATCCTCGGTTCTTCCACTGTCATTCCGGTGCAGGAGCGCGTTCGCCTTTATGCGTCCGTTGAGGGCATTGGCGAGGACTTTGGCGTCGACAGCCCGGAGTATGAAGCGGCTCAGGTTTTCTTCAGCCAGTCACCGAAGCCGACGCAGGTTTATATTGGCCGCTGGGCGAAGACGCTGACCTCTTCCGAAGGTGGAAGCGTGGAAACCATTGTGCAAGCTGTTAATGCCTGCCTGCAATATACCAACTGGTATGGGCTGGTTGTCGCTGATGATGTTGTCGCTGGTGGCGATGTGCTGGATGCTGATGACGTGATTGAGGTTGCTAAACTCATCGAAGCGTCCAGTTTGAGCCGCATTTTCGGGGTAACGTCAGCCGACGCTGAGATCATCAGCACGACTTCGACGACCGATGTTGCGTCTAAATTAAAGGCCGGTAAGTATTCCCGTACCTTTATTCAATATTCCACCAGCAGCCCTTATGCAGCGGTTTCAGCTTTCGGTCGCGCGTTTACTGTCAATTTCAACGGCAGCAATACCACCATTACCCTGAAATTCAAACAAGAACCGAGCGTAACCTACGAAACGCTGACGGTAGGACAGGCGGCGGCTGTGGATGCGAAGAATGCGAACGTGTTCGTGTACTACGCCAACGACACGGCGATCCTGCAACAGGGTGTCATGGCGAACGGCGACTTCTTCGACGAGCGCCACGGGCTCGACTGGTTGCAGAACTACGTTCAGACCAACCTCTATAACCTGCTTTACACCAGCACCACCAAAATTCCGCAGACTGATGCCGGTGTGACCCGTCTGCTTTCCAACGTTGAACAGTCTATGGATCAGTCCGTCACGAACGGTCTGGTAGCGGCTGGCGTGTGGAATGGTGGCCCTATCGGACAACTGAATTCCGGCGATACGCTTACAAAAGGCTATTACGTCTACGCGCAGCCGATTTCCGAGCAGGCGCAGGCAGACCGTGAAGCACGTAAGGCACCGGTTATTCAGGTGGCCTGTAAGCTGGCGGGTGCGGTTCATTTCGCTGATGTTCAGATCAACGTCGTTCGCTAAGGAGAAAATGAATGGCTACTTATTCTTTTATGGACGTCACGGCGTCCCTCTCCGGCCCGACCGGCGAGATTGATCTGGGCTACGGTTCCGCCAGTTCAGAGGAGGGGATCACCGTTGCAATGGGCGGCCCCAAAAATACCATGACTATCGGCGCTGACGGCGAAGTGATGCACAGCCTGCACGCGGATAAAAGCGGCACGGTAACCGTCAACCTGCTGAAGACCTCACCGACAAACAAAAAGCTGTCGCTGGCGTACAACGCGCAGAGTCAGTCCTCAGGTACCTGGGGAAACAACGTCATTGTGATCCGCAACAAGGTGAGCGGAGACATCATCACGGCGCGCAGCGTGGCGTTCCAGAAACAACCGGATAACGCCAACGCTAAAGCCGGTAATACGATGCCCTGGGTGTTTGACTGCGGCAAAATCGACCAGGTTCTCGGAGAGTTTTAACAGATGGAATGCTCAATCAAAGGCCACGATTACCGCGTGGCAAAACTCAGCGTTTTTGACCAGCTGAAAGTGACCCGCAAACTGCTGCCGGTGCTGGCGGGCATGATGTCCGATTTCGGGAGCATTCGCTCCCTTCTGCCTGCTGATGGCAAAATCGACACCGTGAAATTCGATCAGCTGAAACCGGTGTTTGAAACCCTGCTCCCGCGCATCGCTGAGGAACTGTCTTCCCTGACTGAAGAAGATACCAACGCGATTATTCATCCGTGCCTGGCCGTGGTATCACGTAAGCACATGGACGGATGGACGCCGGTATTCAACAGCGGTCAGCTGATGTTCGATGATATCGACCTGCTGACCATGCTGCAGCTGGTGGCGCGGGTGGTCGCCGATTCACTGGGAAATTTTTTGCCCGTGAGCCCTACCAGCGCGACGCCGGGCCAGCCTCAGGGTTAACCCTCAACAGCCTACCTGACGGGCTGTCTTATCTCCTTGACCCGGTTGACGCCGGGTTAATCCCTTATTACGCGCTGAAGGATGGATCAGTCGATCTGTGCGATATCGCGCTGATGAATGACCACCTGGCCGTTAAGGCAGACAACCAGCGCCGTATTGAGAAATGGAGAGAGGATAATGAACGCTGAGACTATTAAAGATTTCCTCGTCTCGCTCGGTTTCGATATCGACGAAGCGGGTGCGTCAAAATTCGACTCAGTTCTCGCCGGTACGACCGCAAACGCCATCAAAATGGGGCTGGCCGTCGAAGGTGCCGCGCTTACCGTGGTGGCCTTTACGGCTAAGATCGCCTCCGGTCTGGATAATCTCTACTGGGCGTCACAGCGCACCGGCGCGACGGTTCAGGGGATTCAGTCTATTGGCTATGCGGTTTCGCAGGTGGGCGGCAGCGTTGACGCGGCGCGCTCCTCTCTGGAAAGCCTCTCCCGGTTTGTTCGTAACAATCCCGGCGCGGAAGGCTTCCTGAATCGCCTGGGCGTACAGACCCGTGACGCCAGCGGCAACATGCGCGACATGGCAGCTATCTTTACGGGCGTCGGCCAGAAGCTCAGCAGCATGCCGTATTACCGGGCTAACCAGTATGCGCAGATGCTGGGCATTGACGAAAATACCCTCATGGCGATGCGCCGGGGTGTGGGCGGTTTCTCCGGGCAGTACAGCGCAATGGCGAAAGCTATCGGCTTCAATGCTGACGAGGCGGCCAGAAGCTCCAACAAATTCATGACCTCCCTGCGCGAGTTCGGCGCGATGGCAGGCATGGCCCGTGACAAAATCGGCTCTAATCTTGCTGGTGGCCTTGCGGGTTCGCTGGACACGCTGCGCCGCCACATTCTGGATAACTTCCCGCGCATCGAGCAGACCCTGACGAAAGCCATAAAAGGCATTCTGGCGCTCGGGGACATTATAGGGCGGCTGTTCTTCAGGCTTATTGAGGGGACATCCAGCCTTATCACCTGGTGGCAATCGCTGGATAAGCAAACGCGGGAGCTGATCTCGTTGTTCGGCGCGCTTACGATTGCGCTGCGCATTCTGAACAGTACGTTCTGGATGTCGCCGATTGGCCTCATTACCGCGCTGGCGGCGGGGATTGCCCTTCTGTGGGAGGACTATCAGACCTGGAAGGAAGGCGGGGATAGCCTGATTGACTGGGGCAAGTGGAAGCCAGAAGTCGACGCTGCGCTGAAGATGGTTCGTGACCTGAAAGGGTCTGTTAATGAACTGGCGAAAGCGCTGGCGAAACTGCTCAATATCGACCCCAAATCATGGTCCCTGAAGTGGGATTTCAGCAACTTCATTGACCAGATGGGTGAGTTCAGCAAAATGCTGAACATGATCGCCGACCTGCTCAACGCCATTAAAGATGGCCGCTGGGCTGATGCCGCCAGCATCGGCAAACAGATGCTTAATCAGGGCAGCGAAAATCCGTCAGCGATGCCAATGGTAACAGACAGCGCCAACGGCACCGCCGACTGGATTAAAGAGCACTGGGGATTCGATCCTCGCAGCGTGGGCCGAACGGTGCGCGGCTGGTTTGGTGAGGATGACCCTGAACAGCTCGGCCAGTCAGTAAAGCGGCCACAGCCAACCAAAGCGGGCTCTGAGCTGCTGGGATGGATGCAGCCGATGCTTACCAACCTGGAACAGCTCTACCGGCTTCCGGAGGGGTTATTGCGCAGCGTGGCCATCACGGAATCGGGCGGTAATCAGTTCGCCGTTTCAGGCGCTGGCGCTAAAGGTCTGTTTCAGTTTATGGACGGCACGGCGCGCGACATGGGACTGCGCGGGAATGATGTTTTCGACCCGGAGAAGGCCGCGCAGGCAGCCGCAAAGTATCTTTCACAACTGCTGCAGGCGAACGGCGGTGACCTGAGCAAGGCGCTGGCCTCTTATAACTGGGGGATCGGGAACGTGCAGAAGCATGGCATGGCCCTTATGCCTCAGGAAACCCGCAACTACATTCCGAAGGTATTAAGCAACATGCCCACGCCCGGGGCTCAGGTACAGCAACAGAACACCTATCACATCTACGGTGGTGGCGACCCGCGTTCTGTCGGTACCGAGGTCGAGCGTCGGCAGCAGTCGGCAAACGCCCAGGTTATGCGCGGTAATCAAACGAAGGTGGGCTAATGGATATTCTCTCTACGCTCTTTCAGCAGCAGAGCCGAAAAATAGGGATGATTGTCCCCAGCGTGGTTGTTTCTGAGAAGCATACCGACACGCTGGAGATAACCGAGCATCCTGTCGAGGTCGGGGCCGCTATCGCCGACCATGCCTACAAAAAACCGTCTGAAGTGGTGATGGAGGTCGGTTTCGCTGGTGGCGGATCGTTGCTGGATTTTGCCAGTAACCTGACGGCTACCAGCCTGCTCGGTCTGAGTCCCCAGCAGACGTATCAGGAGATACTCGACCTGCAGGCGAGCCGTATTCCTTTCGATGTGGTGACCGGCAAACGGCTGTACAGCAACATGCTGATCCGCGCGCTGGAAGTGACGACAGACAAGACAACCGAAAACGTCCTGTCTGCCGTCCTCACCCTGAGGGAGGTTCTTATCTCGCAGACGCAGCAGATCACCGTCGCGGATAAAACCAACATGAAGGACGGGGCCAGCACGTCGGCGGTACTGAATACCGGCAACAAAACCACAAAGCCGCCAAATACCTCGCTGCTGAAAAGCATCACGGGTAACGCGGCGTCATTACTGGGGCTCGGCTAATGGCAATTCAGGAAATCCCGCTGACAGCGGATAACCAGCAATTCAGCATCATCCTGGCGGGGACCACCTGGCGGATTAGCATCATATGGCGCGATCTGTACTGGATTATGGACCTGCAGAACGACAGAGGGGAGCCGGTAATCTCCGGTATTCCTCTCGTCACCGGCGCTGACCTGCTGGCGCAGTACGGCTATATGGGCCTCGGCTTTAAGCTGGTGGTGGTCTGTGATGACAGCACACAGGATTATCCGACGAAAACCGACCTGGGCGGCCGCAGTCATTTACTGGTATCAACGGAGTAAGCATGTCACAGAACTGGATGCGTCATTTCGATTTACAGTTAGTTGATCCAAACGGGCAGGGAATTAGCCTTAGCGATTTTAAGGTTACTTTCACCATCGACTGGTTCAATATCAGTAGCGCATCCCGTGTGGGAACGTTCAAAATCTACAACCTGTCAACTGACACGGTAAATCGTATTGCAGGCCAGGAGTTTTATAAAGTTCGGCTAATTGCTGGTTACGACGGTATTGCACCAGATGTATCGGCAAGCGATGTCGGAAAGGTTCGGGAAGTCGACGCGGCGGACGTGGGCCAGAGTGATGGCCGGAACTACGGTCTGATTTTCAGCGGCGAAATTCGCTACTCGGTCACCGGTAAAGACAGCCCCATCGATTCCTACGTCCTGATTCAGGCTGCCGATACGGATCTGGCGTTTGCCACCAGTATAACCTCGCAGACGCTGGCAGCCGGTTACACGGTCGCAGACGTGAACCGCGCGCTGATGAAAGACTTCGAGGCCAAAGGCGCGACCGAAGGCCTGACGCCTGAAATGTCTGCTACCGTTTTTCCCCGGGGCCGGGTGCTGTTCGGCATGACACGGCATCTTATGGATAACGTGGCCGGACAATGTGGCGCAACATGGCAGTTCGTGGACGGGCAGCGCCAGATGGTGGCGAATAACGAGTATGTTCACGACGCGATTGTGCTCAACAGCGCCACCGGGCTTATCGGTATGCCGCAGCAGACCATCGGCAACGGCGTAAACGTTCGCGCGCTGATTAACCCTAATATCCGGGTTAACGGGCTTATTCAGCTGGATCAGGCTTCCGTGTATCGCACCGCGCTGTCGAACAACGATATCGCTATGGCCGGTGGGCAGATCACCGACCAGAACACGGACGGAAATATAACGCTCAGCGGCACCACGGCGCAGCCTGCCAGCATCGCAACGGATGGCGTTTATATTGTGCGCGGGATTATGTACACTGGCGACACAAGGGGCCAGGCGTGGTACATGGACATGATGTGCGAAGCGCGTGGCGCGGAGGATCTTCAAAGTCAAGGAGCAATGAATCGGTGGGGATAAGATTGAATAAGAAAGCCATTTTTATTGCAATAAGTTTACTTGTTCCGATGTCGGGATTAGCCGCTCCTGGGAAGTATGAAAAAATGGCTGTTGATTTAATGGATCAGCAAAAGTTTACGCAGTGGCAACATTACGCCTCTGCTACTCCTTTTTTCGCTATGAATGGTCGCAGATTCGCCATGACCATTGATGATTTCGCGGATATAGTCAGCAACTCCTTTCAAGAATGCGAAGATCTGGATGCCTACACCAATCGGAAAGGAACTACGGATGATTGTAAGTCCTATGTTTACAAAGGCATAAAGGAGTGGGTAAACCTCTCTCAAGATAAGTCTGTTAGCGATACAGCATGGAAAATGGGCCAGCGCTATGCCTTCAACACACGTAATCCTATTGCCCATAAAAACGCATGGGATTTCAATGGGATGGCGGGCGGTATTCGCGTTGCTAAATCTCAAGGTTATTAAGTCATGGACGCGCCGAAAATCATCGGATCTTTCCCGTGTAAGAAAGTGCTACGCTAAAGTTTGACGTCAATCTTCCGATATGTGTTTTAAGGTTGACGAGATATTGTTCAAAGTCCACAATCACAGTCCCTTTAGTAAGAGAAAGAATCCATGGCGGCAGGTATCCCATTAGAAAAAGCGAAAGAATATGTTGAACAATTCAACGCGCTTCTACTGGATCAGGAAGGTTTAGATCCCTTCACTGAAAAGAAAATTCGAGAGGAGCTTTCTGCTTCTCCGACGCCTGTTACCAACATTGCACTATCTTATCTGGATGCGATAACTGGAAAGATTGACAGCGCATTACGTTATCTCAGAGTCAGCTTAGACGTAAACGATGTCTCTCTGGCTATGCACTATCATCACATTCTTCTTAACACCTTTAGCTATAATGAACTAAAGGAAGTGTGTGTTCCTCTGGCGAACAAGTATCGCACAAAGATCTTTAGCCATAACGCGTACAGTTGGGCGTATCGTTACGGAGAGCGTGAACAGTTAGATTTTTACATGGAACAGCACATCAAACTTCTTTCCGAAGAAGAAGGCAGGAGTAATGCTATGAAGCACAAAGAAGAACTCCTTGCAGAAATGGATAACTTCTATAACGCTACGCAATGTTCGAAGGAACAGTTCCAGACACTGGCATCCATAATCTGGGGTTTGATGAGCGATTATAAAGCCATGGCTGGTTTTGTTCAGCTCAGTGGAAGTGGTTGCTATGTTGTTGATATCAAGAATCTCGAACCTAAAGCTATTGCTAAGATGAACTTCGATCTGGCTGATAGAGTGTGTGCTGAATCTAAACTGGATGATTGTTCCATGTTAGCGAGATTCACCTCTCCGCGTCAGTTGCATACGGGAGTGAGCTATCATGCCGGTAACTAGCAATCAGATTCTCGATACCGCCAGGTTATGTCTTTCGGAAAATATTGAGAGTGGGTTTCGAAGCGCTATCTCAAGGGCTTATTACAGTATGTTGCATGAGTCTATTAGCTCACTTACTGCCATACCGCATTTTACCCATGAGCATCACAAAAATACTGTGGGTTATATGTCAACGCCCTCTGAGTGCAAATCAGAGCCATATCCGACAAATACGCTGAAATCCCTGGCTTTCGTACTTCGGCAGTGGCGGGATGCCAGAAATGAAGCGGACTATGACCTGACTAATGTGACTGTTTCGAAAGAAATGGGACAGGATGCAATCGAGGCTGCTGAGCTTTATTTTGAGCGCTGGGAACAATTGAAGTCTGCTAAGGCTTCATAGGTAAAATCAATTCTATCAAACCCGCCACCCGGCGGGTTTTTTGCTTTCTGGAGCCTACCAAATGGCAGTATCTGACCAGACCCGCAGCGGCGACCTTGCCGAAACATTCAAATCCGAGCGGGAAACCACAAAGAACCAGATCCGCGTCGCTTTGCCTGGCATCGTCCAGTCATTCGATCCTGACGCGGTGACGGCGGTTGTGCAGCCTGCTATCCGCTCGGTTGAAACTGATAACGACGGGAACCGCATTACCAAAAATTACCCGCTGCTGGTGGATGTGCCGGTGGTATTTCCGCGCGGCGGGGGATGCACGCTAACGTTTCCGGTTAAAGCCGGTGATGAATGCCTGGTGATTTTTGCCGATCGCTGCATCGATTTCTGGTGGCAGAACGGCGGGGTGCAGGAGCCTGTTGACGACCGGGTGCATGATTTATCGGATGCGTTCTGTATCGTCGGGCCACAGTCACAGGCGCAGAAAATCAGCGGCATCAGCACCAGCGCCGCACAGCTGCGTACTGATGATGGTTCTGCGTTTGTAGAAGTGGCCGCAGGTCATAACGTTACGGTTAAAACTCCTGGCACGCTGACAGCGACAGCAGAAGGAGGAACCACGATCACATCACCCACCATCACGCTAAACGGCAACGTGACAATAAACGGGAACCTCTCTCAGGGGATGGGCGAAAGCGGCGGCACCGCGACGATGCTTGGCCCTGTCACGGTGACTAACGATGTAAAAGCTGGTGGTAAGAGCCTGATGACGCACACGCACGGCGGAGTACAGACCGGTGGCGGTAACACAGGAGCGCCTAACTGATGCGATACAGACGTGAAGACGCCGACGGTGATTACACCTTTGGCAGCGGCGATGATACCTGGCTGATTAACTCACCTGAGGCCGTGGCGCAGGCCGTGAAAACGCGATTCGAATTATGGTACGGGCAATGGTTCCTCGACACCACCGAGGGGACACCGTGGATTCAGTCCGTACTCGGTAAGCAGAAGCCGGAAACCTACAACCTGGCGATCCGTAAGCGCATCCTCGAAACGCGGGGCGTTAAATCCATTCTCTCTTTCAACACGACAGTGAACACGACGACGCGCCGCGTCCAGTTCTTCGCTGAAATCGACACCATCTACGGAACAACGACAGTAACCAGCGAGGCATAAATGGCCCTCAATTTTGACACACTCGGCTTATCGGCAACGGTAACCGCTGAGGGGATCAGTGCGCCTGATTACCAGACGATACTCGATACCCTGACGAGCTATTTCCAGCAGATTTATGGCAGTGACGCTTATCTGGAGCCAGACAGTAAAGACGGCCAGATGGTGGCGCTGGTGGCGCTGGCTATTCACGATGCCAACAACACAGCCATCTCCGTTTATAACTGCTTCTCACCTGCTACGGGTTACGGTGCGGCGCTGACGAGTAACGTAAAAATTAACGGTATCGCGCGCAGGGGAGCGACGAATTCTACCGTGGATCTGGTTCTGACCGGTACTGCCGGGACATCCATCACAAACGGTACCGTGAAAGACACGAATAACGTGATCTGGCGGCTTCCTGCCTCGGTGAGCATCGGTGTCGGCGGTACCGTGACGGTAACTGCAACCTGTTCAAACAGCGGAGCGGTTGCGGCGCTGGCCGGGACGATTACCACTATCAACACGCCGACCCGTGGCTGGGCTTCAGTAACCAACCCGGCGGCGGCCACCGTAGGCGCACCTGCTGAAACCGACGCAGAACTGCGCATCAGGCAGGGGCAAAGCGTCGCTCTGCCGTCACTCACACCGTTTGAAGGTGTCGACGGTGCGATCGCCAACGTTGCAGGCGTGACTCGTCACAAGCTCTACGAGAATGATACTGGTGCTACCGACAGCAACGGGCTGCCTCCTCATTCCATTTCCGCCATCGTCGATGGAGGTGATGTTACCGAGATAGCCCAGACAATCAGGGGAAACAAAGGGCAGGGAACAGCCACCTATGGGACGACATCTGTCACGGTACCGGACACCTATGGCAACCCACACGTGATCAGCTTCTCGCGGTCTACTGATGTCCCGATTTACGGGCATATCACACTGAAAGCCTTCACCGGCTACACGTCACAAATTGGTGTACAGATTCAGCAGGCCGTCGCGGATTACATTAACGGGTTGACCATCGGCGACGATGTGCTGCTGAGCAGGATTTATTCTCCGGCGAACCTCGGCGTAGTGAGTGGCGGCAATGCGCGCTACTACGACATACAGGAGCTGCTGATTGGCAAATCAGCCGGTAGCGTCGCGGCGTCAAACATCATCATCGCCTACAACGAATCCGCGTCGTGTAAACCCGAAAACATTGTTCTAACGGTGACGTCATGAGCAAGTACACGGACTTAATCACCAACTATCACGCCACAAAGCCGAAATTTTTTGATCACGTCGACCTGAGCACGCGGCCACTGATTGATATCACCGGCGCCACCCGGGGGCTGGTAAGCGCTTTCGATATTGATACTGCTGTCGGCGTTCAGCTCGATACGCTCGGCCTCTGGATTGGTCGCAGTCGCATCGTCAGTCAGCCGATAAGCGGGGTGTATTTTAGCTGGGACACTGACGGGCTCGGATATGACCAGGGCGTATGGCAAGGCCCGTATGATCCAGATGTAGGCTATACAACGCTGAGCGATACAACCTATCGCATCGTTCTTAAGGCAAAAATCGCCATCAACAACTGGGACGGCCGCAATGATTCGCTGCCTCCCATCCTTGACGCTGCAACTGCAGGCTCTGGCCTGAAGATGCAAATCGTTGACAACCAGGACATGACGATCTCGGTCTGGGTATTTCCCGAGACTGATATTTCAAATGTGTCTCTCGAACTGATCGCCGCTATCAAACAGGGCTATCTCACCGTTAAAGCAGCTGGCGTATGGGCCGGTGACGTGGAAACGCCTTCGGTAGAAACACCGTCAGAAGGTAATCGATTCTTCGGTTTTGACATGGACAACGAATATATCGCCGGATTTGATGATGGCGCATGGGGGAAATTACTGTAATGGCTAAAAATGACTTTAAACCATTCGCGACAGCAGCAAATGCTAACGTGATGTCCCAGGCTGACTGGGAAGGACTTCCGGCCCTGCTCTCTGGTTTTACTTCAGGTAAGGCGGCCAGCGCAGAGGTAAATAAGGCAATCCGGCAGGCCAGTTTTATCGCGGCAGCGCTGGCACAGTACACCGCCAACAAAAGTGGGCTGGATGTGCTTGATGATGCTGATTTGAACGGCTTCATTACCAAAATGACCACCGCGTTCGGTAAGGATTTCCAGGCGCTTGATGCCACGCTGACGGCAATTGCCGGTCTCGCTACAGGAGCAAATAAACTTCCGTATTTCACTGGAAATGATACAGCTGCGCAGACTGATTTAACTTCTGTTGGACGTGACATTATCGGTAAAAATACTATTGCTGACATTCTCACATACCTTGGTTTGGGAGATGCGAGCGGATACGTTGGTAGGCTGCTAAAAATACAGGTATTCACTGCCAGCGGGACAGTGACAAAAACGCCAGGCGCAAAAAAATGGCGAATTAAATGTCTCGGGGCGGGGGCCGGTAGTTCAGCTGCACCGGCAACGGGTAGTAACGAGGTTTCCGTGAGTAACGGGGGCGGCGCAGGGGCATATGCTGAGGGCATTTATGACGTATCGTCAATAACAACGGCGTCAGTCGTCATCGGTTCCGGCGGTGCAGGAGGAACGGCGGGTTCAATATACGGTGCTGACGGCGGAACTAGCTCAGTTGGTTCGTTTATTTCATCGCCCGGCGGGAAAGCTGGATTACCCGCCGGACCGGCAAACCCACCATTTCAGCCCGTGTCCAATACTAACAGCGATGGCTCGATTGGGTGGAATATTGTCGGCTCATCTGGAGCAGGGTCAGAACCAGCCGTAGCTGTTGCATATAGCTATGCCGCTGGCTCGCGTGGTTCAAATAGTATATTTGGGGTAGGCGGATCGGTTCCTGCACTTAATAGCCCGGCAAATCCCGGTGGGGGCTATGGTTCTGGAGCATCCGGCTGTTCGAATGGCCCATCCCAATCAGCTAAATCAGGCGCAGCGGGACGCCCTGGAATCGTAATCATTGAGGAGCTGGCATAATGAGTAATTATGCGCTAGTTAAAAATGGCGTCGTTGAAAATGTTGTTGTATGGGATGGCACTGGAGACATTTTCGATGATTATATTACTGTGAATATTGACGACATATCGGCTGGTATCGACTGGACATATGACGGAGAGGCATTTGCCCCTCCGCCAGAAATTACTCCGCAGGGGGTGTAGGCCACTCAATATCGGGCGCTTTTGATGTATCAATCCGCATCAACTGCACCCGATATTTTTTCCATTCAGTTAAAGCGGCGGTTTCTTCTTCCGCCACTAATCCAGCATCGACCGCATCCTGCCTCCACGCGATTTCAGCATCAGTTGCTGCTCGCAGAGCGGATTTTTTTCTGTTCTGCGGCAGCGACGTCAGCAGCATGTTGTGCCGCAGTGTCAGTCACCCACGCCACGCCATGCCACACATCGTGCGGTGTCGATGGCGCAACAGTAACGAACCCGGCGTGAACAGGACCGATATAATCAACGGCCTCCAGTGCATCAAGATAATCCAGCCATAGGCCATATTGTGTTAGGGCATCCCCTTTAAGCCTCCCCATTGCGGCCTTACCTGGCCATTGTCTGCTGTGATGTGCTCATTAGCTCCATCAATTCGGTGTAGGTAGTGGTAAGACATAATGCAGGCCGCCAGTGAATATTGAAGCTGGCAGCCTGAACCATTTTACAGCCCAGCTTTGCGAACCGTCGGGAATTCAGACACCAGCCACATATCGGCCTCTTCAAACATCTCCTCCAACATGCGGTTCAACTTTTCCCGATCGCTTTTGCTGGCATCACTATTCAAGCCGTTCGCCTGCATCGGCTTTACCTTCACTTCGGCATCAGGAAAAATTTTGTGCACCCGCTTTGTTAGTTCAGCCAGAATGATCTCCCTGGCCCCTTCGAGCCCCTCAACATTTCGCTTGTCATAAACCAGTTCTACGAACAT